AAACTGCAGCAATAGTTACAGTACAATTACCAGGTGGGGTTGTATCATAAATATAAACAGCTAAAACTCTAGAAGTATCACTTTCAATATAATCAATAATTTCATGGTAAATTGGATTTCTATTAGAATCAAGTATTTCAATTGCTAATTCAGTACCTAATTCAAATAAATTTGTATTACCTTTTAATTTAATTAAGTTTTTACCAATTGTAAACTCTAATGGAAATTCAGTGATATTGAATATGTTACTAGATAATATAGATTGATCAGTGATATATGTAGATAATTGATCTAGATTTCTAACTATAGTTGTTACTTTTTTCATACATGATATTCTTTTTTATAAATATTATGTATGTTGAATCTGGCTAAAATTATTTATCTTATTTACTTCTATTAAATTATCAACCATATCTCGCATTGACTCTACGTGAGATATAATAATTGAAAAGTCAAATTTTGTTCTAAAATATTCAAATAAATTTGTTACTGCAGAAATATGTTCTCTATCTAAACTACCCCATCCTTCGTCTATTGCAATAAAATTAGGTCTTGGTAATGCTGATACATTAATTAATGCTACACGAATTGCCAATGAAGAAATAAATCTTTCCATTCCAGATGTTAGTTCTAATGGCCAAAAATTATCTTCATCATAAATTATATAACCATTTATATTTTTACCATCTGTATTTAATACCATATTGAAATCAACTACTTGATTTAAAACATTGTTAATTTCTGTTTCAATTTTAGGTAATGCTTTTTTAATTAATTCGTATGGAACACCATCACGCTTTACAGACTGTAAATAATATTCATATGCTTTATATTCTGTTTCCAATTGTTTATATGTTTCTAATTGTTCTAAAGCTGTTTTCTTTTTTGTTTTAGCTACTTCAATTTCACCATGATTAGATTTAATTTTATTAGTTATATTCTTTATTAACTCTGTAGTTTCTAATATAAGTTTCTTTTTAGAATCTATTTTTTTATCTATAGATTCATTATATGTAATAGCAGATTCATTTTTACGAAATAATTCTTGTCGTTCAGCATTAGTTTCTAATTCTGATTCTTTTGTTTGCATATCACTTTCAAATATTTGTAATTGTAATTCTAATTTTTCAATTGAATTTTTTAAATTTATTTTTTCTTGATATTCATGAATTAAAGAATTTAATTTATCAATTCGTTGTTGAAAGAATTGTACCGCTCCGTGTTTTGTTTTTAAATGCAATTCATTTCCAGGAAGTAATCTTTCTGCTTCTAATGCATCTTTTACAAATATATTTTCAATACAATACTTACATGTATGATCATATTCATGAGTCTTTAAATGATCAATTTTCTTTTTTTGTGAAGATATTAAACTTGTTAGTGTGCTTATTTCATTTGATAATATATCTTTTTTCTTGATAATATCTGATAATTCATTTGATATTTTTTTAAATTGCTTTGTATCAATAGTTGTTTGATATGAAGATATATTAGATTTAGTATCATTAATTTCTGTTTCTAATGAACTAATTTTAACGTCTATGTCTTCTATATCTTGTATTAAAACTGTTTCTTCTTGTTGTAATTTATTAATAGTAGGACCTTCATACGACATTGGTTGTTTTGATTCAATTAATTCTACTATTTCATTTTGTAGATTATTTCTCGATTCTTGCAGTTCATTATCATTTTTTTCTAATTCAATTATTGTATCTTGATTTGCAATAATAATATCATCTGATTCTTTTATTATAGATCCAAAGTCTGTTTTTTTATACTCTTTTAATTTACCAGATGTTTCTTTTATTTCTTCAGCAGCTAAATAATATAATTGCTCAAATACCGTTGTATCTAAAAATTGTGATAATAAATCTTTTCTTTCTCGTTGAGATTTTTCTATAAAATTATTATTATCTGCTTGTAATGAGAATGCTGTTAAAATAAAATCATCATATGTTCCTAAATATCTTCTAATACTTTTATTAGTATCACTTCTTTCTTCACCGTTTAAGTTTTGATCTTCATTATAAAAATTAACATTTACTTTTACATGACCATGCTTTAATGTTATACCTTCTCGTTCAATAGTATATAATTTGTCATTTAACATGAATTTAAATATACCTTTAAATCCAGACTTTTTATTATTTAGTACTTCTTTTGATTTACTTGTTTTACTACATTTATCAAATATAGTATATGTTATAGCATCAAGTAACGATGATTTACCAGATGCATTTGCTGCAAACAATCCTATAACGTCTGATAATTTTGAAAAATCTACTTTATTTTTTTCTCCATATGAAAACATATTACTAAATTCAAATGATACAGGATACCATGTTACATTTCTTACAGATTCTAAAACAGGTAATTTAGAATTAATTGTTCTATTAATATGTCTGATTGCATCTCATTCTTTTTTGTCTGCATCAGGATAACTTTCCTCAATAAATTGTGTTATTAAATTATTTTGATGTTCTACATCTCTAACGTTTCCAATTGCAATTGATCCATTTTGATTATTTTCAATATGATTTGCACTACGTTGTATAGATATATCTTGAACTTTATATTTTTTTCTAATTGTTGCAATTAATTTTTTAATATCAGACGCATCGGTATCATTAAATTTAATTCTAACTCTTGGTTTTTTTGGAACTCTATATGGCGAATTAATAATTTTTGCATTATCAACTTCAAATGTAACATATCCATAATTATTTTCTATTTCTATAAATTCAGATGTACGATCAGGTAAGTCCCATACTAGTATTCCATGATCTAAAGCTTCTCCATGATTTTGTTGTATTAAAGATCCAGGATATCCAATTGTTTTTTCTTTATTTAAAAATTGAGCTGGCTTATGTATATCTCCTAATAATGTTAAATCATGTCCTTCAAATAATTCTGTTGTAACATGATCATTTGATATTTGAAATCCAATATCTGTTTTTGCATTATGTACAGCTCCATGATGTAATGCTATTTTATAATGAGCGTTAAAATCTTTAGCTCGAATATAATCTTTTGGAGCTACGTCAACGGCCATATGATTAAATACAACATTTGCAAATTTAAATAATCCATTCTCTTTTATGAAATGTATATTTGGATTATCAATAACATCTAGTATTGGAGATATTGCATCTAATCTATATAAATTATTTAAATTCATATCATGATTTCCTAATATAACAATAGTAGGAATATGAAATCCATTAAAGAATTTTGTTAACATGTTAATTAGTTCTGGTGACATATCTAATTTAGAGTGAACGATATCTCCAGTTATAACACAAATACTTTGATTGGTTGCATGTTGTGCTATATGTAAAAATAATGTATCAAATACTTCTTGATATTCTTTATGCCGTTTTAACGTACGTATATGAATATCAGAAACATGAAATATTTTATCAATTGATGTTATATTTGTTTTTAATTCTTTTATTTCCATAATGAATCTATTTTCAATTCCATCATTCTTTCAAATGAGAATTGATATGTGTCTTCTAATTTTTCAGTTATTTTTTTATATCCCAATTCATTTGGGTCTTTATCTGATAATTCTACAAAATATACATTTAATCCTTCTGCCATGAATTTTTTTGCTATCTCTATTGCATTATTAATTGCATCTGAATCTAAACATATGTATATATCTTTAACATGTTCTTCTATAATCTTTTTTTGTAATACCGGTTGTATAATTTTTCCAAATAATGGAATTGCATTTCTTTTTATTGTAATTGCATCAAAAGCTCCTTCACATAATATAATTGGTTCATTCCAATTAATTAACATTTCAAAACCAATTATATCTTTTGATGTTTGTGGATTCTTATGTTTATGTGGATCACTTTTATAATAAGCCCTAGAAACAAAATAATTTAATTGACCATTTATATCATAGCTAGGAATAATAATTTTTCCGGAATATTGCCCAGCATCAGCATATCCAATTCTATATCTAATAATATCAAAAATATTAATACCTCTAGTTTTTAAATAGTGTATTGCATTTCTATAATCTGGAGTTT